ACAAGATTTAAAATAATTAGAAATTAAAAACCTATGATAAACAAAAAAACCTCAAATAATTGAGGTTTTTTTGTTTTTTTTAGCAACACCAACACAAATGATGAGCAAGGTGCTTTGACTAAACGATTTTTTTGTGCAGATGAATAGGTAATTACAGTAACCCTTTTTTGCCAGGACGTGTAGATTTTTTCCCAAGTAATTTTTCACGTGCTTTTTGATTTAGCCAAAATTTATGTGTTTTATCCAAAAAAACCACATAAAAAGTACTCGAAACTATATGACCAATAATAACTGCTGGACCATTGATATGAATACGAACCCAACTAGCATCTGGAGTTATATGTTCAGGAAATTTAAATAAAGTTTCATTGCTTTTTGGAAAATCATTATACAAAGTGAATTTCCCTGTATTATCATAAACTATGGGACTTTTAGAATAGCCAGATAATACTTCCATTGCTTTTGCCAGCAAACCGCAATTTTGCCAATCTAAAAATGATGAAGAGTATTTTTGTTTACTACAAAAATCTTCAAAAGAGAAATTTAGATTATCTGAATTTTTTGAAAGGTTTGTTTTTTTATCAGATAAATGTGTTGTTAAACTTGAAGTTTCCTTTTTCTTATTAAAATTAATTCCAGCCATCTAGTTCATTAGAATAAAACTTCAACATTTCTTCTTTTGAAATAATCGTAGAACAATTTTCATTAGGCTTCTTATCACCACGAGCAATTAACCAAGGAGCTTCATTATGTGTAGCAGTTTCAAGTTCAGAACCAGTCCACAATGATAATGGTTTTAAAACGTCATTCAGTAAATTATACTGTTCAGACGAAATAATATCTTTTAAAACTATATCACTGTCAAAATCATATTCACTATACTCAACGTCACTATAAAGTATAGACTTGCCTTTAATAATATCATAAACATTCCTACAAACAGGGCCGTGAACCCAAGCTTCAAACTCTTCTTCAAAAAGTTCAGAATCAAAATTTGCTAAATGATATGCTTGGCAGTAGTAAAGTAATTTTTGTAATTTAAGATGAGACATAGGACCAAAATACTTTAAAATATAGCCAGCTAAAGTAGTAACTTTTATTTTACTGAAGTTTTCTAAAGATTTCATTTCGATTAATTTTAGTCTATATTAAAAATATAAATATTTTGCAAATGTAATATATATATACGACATAAAGTAATTTATTTTCTCCTCCAATCAGATGGGTAAACGGGATGTGGTTCAATCCAAAGACCTATTTTATCTTTGCGTGCTTCTTGTTCTAATTTAGCCAACGAAACTGATGTGGAATATTGTTTATAGTGCCAACCAAAACCATTTTTAATTATTTCGGCGGATAGATATTTATTATCATCGTAATAAATCATTGCTATTGACCTACCATACCTATCAATATCAGTAACAACATATTTTATTTGTTTACGATATATTTGGTCTGATGTGAATTGTTTTGCTTTTGTTCCGAATGGTTGGTCTTTTTCAGGGCAATCTATTTCTGCCAACCGTAATGTTGTTTGATGGTTTAAACTGTCTAAAACTACAACCGTATCACCGTCTTTTACACCAACTATTCTACCTGTTAATGTAGTTTGACAGAAAGAATAATTTAAAGAAAATAGTAAAAATAAAAGTATAATATTCTTCATCATAGGTAACAAATATAGAAAAAAGTTAATCCAATAATCTTTATTTAAAAGGAAACCCGCCCGGAAGAAGTTTTATTAAAAATGAAAGTAAAAAAAGTAAATCATAACCAAAATAAGTATACAGCAAACCGATACTAATGTGGTAAATAAAAAGTTGTAAAATAAAAAAGTATAAAAGTATTGAATAAAAAAAACAAAATATGTTTTACTGATACACCTTTAATTATATTAAAATTTAAAAAAACTATTCTACCTAAAAATAAGTTCAAAACAGACATCATTACTATCTGGGCAACTAAAAATGTGGATAATATTGAAATTAAATTTAGCATATTTACTGTGGTAAATCTTTGTTTTCTGAAAATTGCTTTGTTAACTTAATAAGGTCTTCGGGTGTCTTTATTTCTAATGATTTAGCACTATTCAATAGACGAGTTTTCATCTCTCTATCTTGCTGTTTATCAAGATAATCGCTGATAGTTTTTATTAAACCATCCGTAGATAAATCTAGTTGAAATTCAGGTCTATCTATCTTTAAACCACCACCATTTATACCAATAACAACGATACCCAAAAGTAATAAATTTTTACCAGATTTTGATAAAAATTGTAGCTTACCTTTCGAATTAATATTGATTTTAACATCAATATCTGATATATCAAAATCTAAATTATGTTCTTTAATGAAACCATCAACCAAGTTCAATAAATCACTCCCAAAAAAAAGTAAATCTGTTGCTTTAATATTACTTTCTTGATTCACATTGAGTACTAAATTTACCTCATCACCAATTTTATAAAAATCCCCTAAAGAACGTTCAATAATTGCAGCATAGTTTGTAATATTATTTATTGCCTGGTGTGCTTGAAAAGTTTTATATAAATATGGATCTAAATTTTTTCTAGTGAATGTTTTAATCCATTTTACAGATTTCCTTTTTGTGTAATCACAATTAGTCGAATTGAATGTGCTTTCCGATTGTACTAAAATATTTGTATCTGTAATTTCACCCATTGATATAAAATCTGAATTTTCAGATGGAATAACAACTATATCCCCTTTCTTTACCTCAAAGACAAATCGTAGTATTTGATTAGTAATTAGACCATATTGCCTATCAGGATATGTTTTTTCAACAAATTCTTTTAACTGATTTCTAAAATCTAAATCAGTTGAAGAATTCTCCTTAATTTCTTTAACAAACGTAAAGACGCTGATTTTTATGATGGCAAAGATGTTGTGTATAGTTAACAAGTGTATTTTAAATTTGTATTATAATAAAAAACCCTATCAATTACGATAGGGTTTTTTAATCTTAACGCCTAGATTATTCCTCAGTCGGTTTATTTTCTTAACCCACCGTAACCACCTCCCTACTCTCGTAGTCGGCTCTTTGTAGCTAATCAAATCACTTGCTATGTCGATTATAATATTTGGATCAATCTGTTCTTTTGCCATAGTTTTATAAATTAAGCCCCGACATAATAAAATACAGTTACTTTCCAAATAGCACCAGTTAATACTGGGCAAACAAACGTAGTCGCTGTATTAGCGGTTGTTGACTTTAAAGGATTTCCTGTAAACTGTAAATCCAAAATCTCGCTATCCCCTTGAGCTCCCAATGTTTTAAAATCAAAACTTGGTGTCGTTGCTAAATTCGTTGTAGTTACAATCGATGGTGCAGCTGCAGCCGTTAACGCAGCACCGCAATACTTACTAATTCTAATCCTTGTTATGTAATGAAACAGCCCTAATCCAGCAGCAGAAACGGTATTTGTCAAAGCAGCTGATAAAGCTGCAGTAGATGTTATACTAGAAGTTGTTGGAATAGGTTTGGCATAAATAAAATTATCTCCTTCCGATCCCCTTAAAGAGACAAAAGCAGATCCAGAAGTATAAGCATTCATCAACACTCTTACTTGTTTTGTGCCGCTAGGTAAATGACATACATACTTTCCAACCGTTGAAATGTTTACAATAAACAATTCAGTAATCGGGTTAAAAATTGGTGCCTGATCGTAATTTGTCCCATCTATGCTGTATTGAACTACCATAGTACCTACGAAAGTATTTCGAACCTCGATAGCTACGGAGTTCGTATTTTTGCAAAAAAGAACGGTTTCAGCATTGACCGCTGCTAGCGTTAGAACATTAGCTCTATTGTCTGTTAGTGTTTGCCCCCCTAACGAATCTAATTGGTCTATTATATTGCCTTGTCCGTCTTTTAATTGTGTACTCATTTTATATTTGTATTAGATATTTTACGGTAAAATTACCACTTGCGTTATTTGTTGCGGTTGCTCGTATATCGAATGACGTATTATCAACTATGTTTTCAATATTAAAAGTCAATCCATTTAGACTAAAATCATCCAGGCTTGTTTCAATTGTTTCTTGCGGTATAAATGATATATTTTTAATATTAGTATTGGTTATTGAAGCGTTGCTTATTGTTGCTGTAACACTGTCCGTTTCGTTTCCAAAGTTTAAAATACTTGTTCCAGTTATCAATGTACCACCGCCAGCTAAGTTTACAATCTCTTCAACCGTGATTTTGCCACCTATGCCGACTCTTTCAGCGTATAAAACATCCCCTAATTGCGCTCCCATTTTACGGTAATGCCGTTAGTTGAGTAATTCCAAACGTAATTGCTTGTGTGGATGAGTTCACATTTACTGGGTTTGATGCTGCTGTCAATCCAGCGACCGCCTTAACGTGTTCGTTGCTAAACATTGACGGACTTGCAAGACCTGCTAAAGATGCTGTTGCTAGGGGAATAACCGCATCTGTACCTGTATCGCTGTTAACAGTAACGCTAGCGGCACCTACTGTAACGGTTAAATTTGTAACTACGTTAATAGACAAATCCATACTCTCCTGCTCTTGTATTTTAGCAACAACAATTGGAGCGATACTTGTAATTCTATAAATAGCCCATCCTGTTGTTACAGTAGGGTCTGTAGATGGCGCTGCTATAAAGCACCTATCCCCGGCTTTTGCGGTAACTCCTCCTACAAATGTTCCAGCTAACATATTAGCGTAAGTTGTGGCGGTTAAATCTTTAACCGCTCCTACAAAAGTTGATATTTGATCCGAGGTCATTTTATATTGAACCCCTGCTCTTTCTACTAAGAAAAGATCTGTACTGTTTAATGGCATAGTTTTTTTTTTAATGGTTATGGTAATATGGGTAAATCTATTAATTTTGGAAAATCCCCTTTTTCTCCTTGCAATCCTTGCAATCCTTGCAATCCGACTTCTGAAACTTCAATAGTAACAACTTGCTCGACTTCCGTAACAGTAAGATTTACCGTTTCAGTAGTTTCGTCAACCGTAATGTTTACAACTTCTACTATTTCGCTAACTTCTATCATACTGTTGGTACTGTTATGTCTTGAACTACTTTAAGCGTTCCTGAAATATACGTTTGATCATCTTGGTTTATAGGTTTGTCTGTTTCTACGTCAAAAATATAATTCCCCGCTGCTGGCTTGAATTTATAAATCTGATTTAGAACAACGTGACCTATCAAAGCATCTAAAACGGTAATATTTACGCCTGATTTCCACTCGTGAATTACGGATGAACCGCTTTGAGCTTTCAATTGACAAATAATTGTAACGCCTGTAATATCGAAATTAAACTTTATACTTTTAGCTGAAAAAGTACTTCCTTTATAGTGGTCTTTCCATTTCCAAGTTTTTGGTTGTGCGCTCATAGGTTATAAAGTTTAAATTCTGCTTTTCTTCTTGCTACTAATCCGTTTAAAACTTTGCCGTTAGCTGTGATATATTTAGTTTCAAACCATTTTTTTATCTGCTCGATAGGTGCGTTTAGGTTTATTAATTTAAATAAATTATCGCTTCCTCCTGTGTTGTAAGTGTAAGATACCAAAGCATCGAATTGGTTTTCTTTTAATGGAACTTTTATTTTTCTCATTACGATTTCTTCGTAAACTATCAAACTCTTTTCAAGCAATTTGTCGGCTTGTTCTTTAGTTTTTACGACTGAATTTGTGTAGGCTTTTTCTTTATTTGCGATGCCTTTAAATGATTGTCCTCTTAAATCTCTAATTACTTGTCCCCATCCTTCCGTCCAGATTCCAGCAGGGCACATTTTGGGTTGCAAGCCTATTTCTAATAAATCCCCATCATGCAGGCTTTCAAAGTGTTTTATCAAATCTATCCCTATCTGCGTTGTTTTCATTTTTTCTAGTTTTAAAAAAATTATCCCGTTCCAAATTAAAATTTTCAATTATTTTTAGTTTCAATTCTTCCTCTTTAATTTTTAATGCTATTTTTAATTCCTCTTTGTTGCATTTATATTTTAAAAACTCTGATCTAATTTTAAAAACAAGCAAGGTAATTGTAAGAATCCATAAGATTGTGCTTTTAATATTTTCAACCCCTACATATTGAAGGATTGCATTTAACCCAACCAAAATTATGGTTAGGCGGTCTAAAATATACTCTTTCAATTCCCCCATTTATTTAGCGATATAAATCCGATTAATATTATAAAAAAAGGAATAAATGAATATTCTTTTTCTACTTCAAAGTTAGTAAAAAATTTCACAACAGAAAACAAAAATAACGAAATAGCTAAATCCATTCCCAATAATCTAATTGTTCTGTTTTTATTCAATCTAAATAAGAAAAAAACAACAAAATAATTAGAGCAAAAAAAGAGACCATTCCAAAACTTCGTGTCATTATTACCTACGGTTAAATAGGAAACAATGGAACAAAAATACAATAGGAATGGTATATCTCTATTTTTAATCACTACAGCCCCTTATTTGGTAAGACTAATTTCTGTTTTGCAGCACCACTTACATTGTGGTCTTTGCTAAACAAAGAAAATAAAGCCCCGAATATAACTGCTCCAGCAGCGAAATATTCTTTAAAAGGCACCTCTAATACCGCTAATCCTGTGCATATTGACGCACACGTTCCAAAAACACTTGTTTTCCAATTTTTCATAATATATTTGTTTTTAAAGTTTTTAATCTAAAATGCTGTATTGAAACGAAACACTTCCTACTTGATTTTCGGTTGTTGCGGGTTTAAAATGACATTTTACCGTACTTACACTATTACCTTGTAACATTACTGGAATTAAATTAAAATTAGAATTCCCTATAGAAGCCCCGCTTCCTATATTGATAATCCCTCCGCTAGTTCGATTCACTGGAAGTGTTATTGAAAAGATAGTTAATACATTCGCAGTCGTTGCTGTGCAATTATAACCAACCGTAACTGTAAAAACATTTCCTGTTTTTGTGTATGAAGCATTTGTTAATATCAACGAAGATATATTGGCTACGCTAGTTAATGTAGGCGTATAGATTCCACTACTTGCATTAGTCTCAACCTGTCCTAAAGTAGCTAATTCATTTACATTTGTAGCTGGGCTTGCTTGAACTGTATTGTTTATAATTAATTTTCCGTTACTGTTAAACCCTCCTCTGTTTGCACTATCAGTATAAAAGTCTAACCCCCCCGCAGCACTTCTTTCAACTGCCACATCGGTAATATTATTTGCGCCTGCTCCCATTTCTAGCCTCATTCTTGGGTAAGAATTTAAGCGAAACACAGGATTTACATGGGTCAATCCTGCAAAACCCTCAAAATGGCTTCCCACTCCTGTTTTTACAGACGCAGCAATCCCTTTTCTATCGACTTCAAATACAGTTCTCTCAATAGTGTTGTCATCGCTGTACATTACTCTAATTTCCGGGTCTCCATCTCCAGCTTGGATAATTCTTCCTATTTGGAATATAGGATTTACTGATGCACCTGAGCCTGTAGGTACTCCTAAATTTTCGCCCGTTGTTGTGAAATCTCTTTTGAATTTTTGAGCAACTTCTCCTCCTCCTTCTAATAGCATATTCCCATCCCCTAAATGCAACATTTCCCCTGGGGTTGTAGCCGACCCAATTCCTAAATTGCCACCAACTTGAACCATTATACTGTTTTCTAACCCATCCCCAGTGCTGTCTGCTTTAGGAATTCTGTTAGCAGTCAAGTCTAATGGACGTGCTGAATTTCCCAAAACGTAAGCAGTAGTAGCTATTTGAGTATTATTTGTTCCTGCCGTGGCTGTTGGTGCTGTTGGCGTGCCTGTAAAGGATGGACTATTTAAAGACGATTTAGTTTCTATTACATTTTCTGTTGGTGACGCTTGAATCCATGTTCCTACATTACCATCTGCTACACATAAAAAATGTTCGTAATTTGTGGCGTTTAATATATCTATAATGTCTCCTTTTGCCCAATAACCATTTGTCGGAATAGCTACTGAAGTTAAGTTTTTAATATATAAAGGAAACGGTTGATTTTTTATTTTATTCAAAGAAGTATTTGAATATGTGCAATTAGAAGCGTTGCTATACGGATTTATATATCCCCCTTGAATTGTTGAAAAAAAACACCAAGTCCCAATATTTTCGAAAAAATCAGAGGTTATAAAAGTACTAATCATATTCGACAAGTTTGCCACGTCAAACTTAACAGCGATGTCAACATCTTTCCACTTGTTGCCATCCATATTTAAGTAACTAACTAAATTTGTCGAAAGGCCAATCTTTAAATTAGTCATTTGATTATTTTCAAGAACAATCCTTTCAAGGTTTGCCAAAACAAAACCATATGTGAGTGGGTTGTTCGGACGGACAACATTGCTTCTTAAGCTAATGTTACCAGACTTAACATGGTTTGCTGAAAAATAATCAACAACCTTAGATAATTCGTTAATATCTGTAAAATCATTGTTATCTATAACTATGTTGATTTTGTCAGTTAAAGATGTATTGATGGTATTGCTATATATTCCGAGACCTGGGGGGATTTTATTTATATTAGAATGAATTAATTCTGATTTAAAAATATTTCCAGATATAGTTAAATTTTCAAAAGAAACAGGAGAATTTGAATCTAACTGTGCCTGAATAAAACTAAAAGATTCCGCTCCCTCATAATCAGCTATCAATTCTAAATTATATTCATCCCATTGATTTTCAAAACTAACTGCCATTGAAAAATTATTATTTTTTATAGTGATATTGCTACCCCTAAGAATACTTAAGCCATTTCGCATTATATAGTCAAAGGCGTTGTTTTCAATAATCAAATTTTCCGCACTTAAATCAATAAGAAGACCATAGTAAGTAGGCAGTGACTGTTGGTCTCCCATTACCGACAAACCCTCGTCTCTTTTTCCATAAATAGTGTTGCTACTTATTATCCCTCCTGATATATTAGATTGTATACCAGCCCAAGCGCAAGACATTATAGTATTGTTAGATATTATGAAGTTGTCATGTCCTGAAGCAGAACCTGCATCTACTGCTATTCCTCGTCCACTCATATCCCTTACATTGTTTCCAGTTATAATAATATTAGAAGAATTATTACTGTTCGGGGCATTGATAGGGGCATTGTAATAATTATCTACAACAAAAGCGTTAGAAGAAAGCTCCACATAGTTGTTTTCCATTCTTCCGTTGCTTACTCTTGAAAAGTAGAAATTTCCAGACCCTAATCCATTAGCAGATGAATACATATCAATTACTGATATATTATTGCTTCCATAAGCAATAAAACACACCCCCTGACCGTCAACAACTCCAGCAGGTGGAAAAGCAACACCAGAACCAGATACACCTACTATTGAAAAACCTTTTATAGTTACGTTTTCTTTGTCTTTCACGCAAATTAAATTATAACCATTTGGGTTGCTTTCCATAAATACTTTAGAATCTCTATTACCTTCTAAAGTAGTATTCGATTCTAAAAACAAACTGTTTGTTATTTTATAATTTCCTGATGGAATATAAATATGACCATCATGGGCTAAAGAAGCTTGTAGTCCTAAAGTGTCGTCACTTAACCCATCCCCTGTTGCGCCAAACCATTTTACATTCAGTGTTTTAAAATTCCTTTTAAAATATTCAGCTCCTAGTTGAAAATAAACAACCCCATCAGTCGTTGGCGTTCCTGTTACTTTTGAAAGTGTCATTTCTTCGCCTGTATATTGGTCTATAATGCCGTATAAAACACCCCCTTTTCTTTGAGCCAAAGAAAGTGATTCGTTTGATTTAATCCATTTCAATCTATTAACCGCATCCACGGTAGGGAACTTAGCCCCTGTACCGTCAACTGTAAGAGAGTTTTGTTTGTTTGACGCATTTTCTTTCAAAGCCAAAGAATCGTTAACTGTTGCGACTTTTGCAATCAAAGCTGTTGCGGTTTTTTTGTGAACCCCATCTGTTTGTGTGGTCACGAAAAAGGCTGGGGTCGTGTCTGTTGCATTTGTTTTTTCAGTTACCTTTCCAAATGTCGGGTTTTGGTAAGTTTGACTGTAAAACGATACGGTAGATAGTAGTAAAAAAAGTAGTTTTTTCATTTTTAAATTGGTTTAATTATTTCGTTTAATTCAGGGATAAATGATAGTGTAAATTCTGATCCTATTTGAGACCAATCACTGTCGTTAAGCAAAGCTCCATTCCAAAAGACAGCTGTTATGTTGGACAATACACCTATATCATAAGTAGCTGTAATCCCATTGGCTATAAATTGTGTTTTGGGAAATTTCTCTATACTCGGTTTATTTTTAATAAAATTATCCTGAGTGTCGTCTTCTTGTAACCAATCGGCTTGTACGTTTACTTGCGCATTCAAGGCAATCGAATCTAATTTGGCTTTGTCAGCACTAGAATAATTAACATCGCTCAATCCTTTGCCTGTAACTTTCTTAACTGTGCTATCGTAAAGCTCAGTATTCATTGCGTTTTGATTTTCGAAAGCTTGTCTTAGCACATCGCCTAATCCATCGTTAGGACTTGATATATCGTGTGTTATCTTTCCCATTATACTTTTATCCAGTTAAATGATGATTTCGCTTTTGTTTGATCAGGTGCTTTCCATTCAGGAATTGTAATACTGTTTAAGTATTCAATTAATTTATTTTCTAATCCGATTGATAATTTTTCGTATAACTGCCCTTTTTTGTTTCTTTCATCGTCTGTAAGTTGTTCTGTTCTTTCGGGTGTTACCAAATAAACACCGTTTTGAGAAACTTTCGCAACTCCTAATTGTAGGTAGAAACTACAACTATAATAAGCTAGAATTGTTGCCACATAATCGTTATAAATGGTTAAATATTCATTGGCTAATCCCTCATTTTCGTAGTCGAAAACGATTTTATTGTACAAATCTACACCCAAAATGCGCTTAATTTCGCTGTTTTGTGCCATAAATATAAACGGATTTATCGAATCATTATCGATATTTCCATCAAACCCCGATAACCTAACTATGTCGTCTATTGATATTATTAGTTTTACCATTGTAGTTATTCGTTAGTTTTTGAAATAATCGCTTTTTCTTGCCCGAAATTTACAAAATCTACATCACATAATGGATCTATTTTCTTAAAAATTTGATTTAACGAATCCAAAATGATTTCACGCATTGGATTTATAACAGATAGATAAAGAGAATCTGTTGCTGTTGCTATCTCATCGGCATTGTTTGAAAATCCATTAGAGCCTGGGCGTGAAAATAAAATATTCATCGCTCCGTGTGCTGCCATTAATTTAATCTCTGCCGTTTCATCGTAGGTAACAAATTGGTCATTACGTCCTCTTGGCTCGATTGTATCAACAACTATTGCTTGGTCTGCACTTTCATTTACCGATACCGTTACACCATCTGAGTTCTCAGTACCAGTCCAATTCTTTTTAATTTCTGCTTTGATTTTTTGTTTTTCCTCGTCATCCATCATATCGCCATTGTTGATATTGATAATGGTTTTGCCTTGAAATCCTCTTAGTACGTGGTTAACCGCATCGTCAATTAATGCACTTTCAATCTTGGCAGATTTAAATCCACTAAACCAATCAGGAAAAGGAAAATAAGGCTCACTAGATAATTGTTTGATATGTTGGATTTCGTAAGTCTCATTAAGACTATTAGCATCAAACTTAGGAATAAATTTTGGTGTAAATTCGTAAGGCCTTGCAATATCCCAACTATACCAATATCCGTTCACTTCCATAAATGAATTACTTTCCCTGTCAACATCGATATTCAAACCTACTCGCATTACTGGGGTGTGTTTTATTTTTACGACCTCGTTTTGAAAGTTTATAATTTGTGGAAAAGCAGAACCGCAAACTTTAAAATCATTGCATATCAATCTTAAATCTTGTTTCGAAATATAAGAGTGCGGATTGATTTTATTTTTCTTGTCAATTAGCCCGTTCCCGACAATATAATTAACGATAGCCTTTACAATAAAAGAGTTGGTAGGACTGTCATCCACCGAATCCATATACTTTTTAAAGTTCTCGTTTGCCTTTCCGTTTAGTGTGTATTTCGTACCCAAAGCAGGCTTTGTAATTCCTGTTTCGTAAGCCGAAAATTCAAAATGATTTAATTTCATTTGTAAAATTTATTATTGTTTTGCCTCGTATAATCTTGCACGCTTTCATTTTTCGATACAATAAACATCTTCCCCAAACATATAACCTCTTTTGATTCCGATTCAATTATTTCATAAGATAATTTTTCACCAATTTTACCGTTTGGAAAACTAGCCAAAGTAACTTGATAATTTTCATTGGGTAACAAAGCAACAATCAAAGAAATAATTTGCGTTTTTTGCGCTGTTTCATTTTTGATTTTGATTGTATAATTCAAATTTTGATCTAGCGTTTTGCGAGGTACTATTTGAAATATTGCGGGGGTGTTATTTCGTAGTATATCCATTTGTTAAAAAATAACCCTCCCTAATTCTAAGGAGGGTTGTTCAAAAATTAACCTAAAAATGAAATTAAGTAGTTGCTAAAATAGAATCCAAATAATCAGTTACTCCTGCTGAGGCTAATTCATAAGCCATTTCCGCTTCTTTTGAATTAATTGTCAAAGTGAATCCTTGCGAATCCGACCCTCCTACGATAGTCATAATGTCGCAGCCGTTTTTGGCACCTAAACAATAAATTTTTCCGTTGTAATCTTCTACGAATACTGTCTTCAAAACTCCGTTATTTCCTTGCAATTCATTACGCAAAGCAATATCATTGCCCGGAACAAAGAAAGTATTCACTCCTACGTATTCATTAGTTCTAGTTGCCTCATCAAACGTCCCCGTTTCAACAAAATTGTTTCCTGTCGCTTTCACTTCCAATCTAGCAATTGACGCTGGCGTTGTAATGTGACCAGGTAGTTCTATAACTCCCGTAGCCGTGTTTACAACTGGCGCACTCGCTAAATATGGTGCAATACCGACCGCCTTTACCCCTTTCATAGGGGCTTGACGGCTTACTGTTCTTGATTTAGTTAGGCTCATAATTATCCGTTATAAAGAACGTTCCATTTTTGTTTCACTACCCAAGTTGTCATTGAGTTGATAAGTTTCAATATCCTACGAGTTGAAGCATTTGCCTCTTTTTCGATAATCAATTGGCTTGAATCTGATAACAAATCCATAACTAATTTCAAGTTACCTTTTTGTGCTGCAATTATAAATCCTACCAAGTCAACGAAGATAATTTTAACATCGTTGAAATACATATCATTGAACGAATTACCAACAAAATTTTCTTGTAACGCTGCACCTTGTACTCTGTTTACAGATTTAATTAATTTGTAATTACCTTTAGGGGCATAGATAACCGGCGCCATATCGCCTGTCATTCCTAATACTTCATCAGGTATTAAGTTGTAAATCTTAACGTATTCGGCCACGATGTTTGCAGTAGTAACGGTTGTCCCTGTTGCTTTGATATAGTCTCCTAAACCTGCTCCAGGAACTGCTTTTGATTGTGAATCGTTGTACAACATAGTTGCAGGAATCGAATCGAATTTAGTCAATGGCATAGCAGCGACTAAAGTTTTTGCGCCTGCTGAGATACTTCCTTGAGCTGCTCCAGCTACCAAAGCTGCAATTGCATCTTTTGTTGCTTGTGTTGCTCCATTCCATAACCAAGATTCAAGTTTAGCACTTGTCGCTGGTTGTACTTGGATTAATACTTTTTGGTCGAACTCATCCGAGACTACATTAAAAGCTCCTAATTTCATTGATTTTTCAAAACGTGTGCCTTTCAAAGAACTCTCGTCAACGAAACCTTCAACGTTGAAAGTCTTTAAATTTACGGTAGATTTTTGAGATTTCAAGTTTACGTTGTCCGCTGTTACGGGGCCATAATTTGCATCGGTGAAAGTGATTTCTGCTGAACTCTCATAAATATCCATTCCTGATATATGACCTTCTACGATTTCGATAGTTTCACCTCTAAATGAAGGAGAATCTGCGTAAATTTCTTGTACGATTTCGGCATATTCGCCTTTTTCTGTTTTTGTGCCTGTGTATGTAATTGCCATTATTTAATATTGTTTTTTGGGTTATAATTTTCCTCGATTGTATTTTGCTTTTTCGACGTTGCTCATTTCAGAATATGTCTTTTGTGGTGTGGTTGGATTTGGTTTAATTCCTTTTGCCAATTCCTCTCCCATTTCAACAGCTACTTTTTTAGCTGTTGCCAATTCCTCCGACATTGTAGTTTCTTTAGCTTCATATTCTGCCAATTTAGCTTTCAAGTCGTTAATTTCAGCTTCTTGTTCTTTAATTTTCGATTGCATTGCTTCGCCTGATATTTCAGGTTCTTTCGGCTCTTCATCTGCTGGCGCAGGTAGTGTCGCTTCCATTGCTAACTTAGCGGCTTTTTCTTCTTCGCTTTCCATTAAAATAGCCTTAATTCTGGCATCGATCTCTTCTGTTGTCATTTCTGTTTTTGTATTAGTTAATATTGGTTCTAAATAAGCTTCGATTGAAAAGCCTTTTAGCTTTCCACTTTTAATATCATTCCACACTTCAGGGTTGTCAATTTTTTGGCCGAGTACCCAATCGCCCTTTTCAACTGCCATTCCTAAAAGTTTTGCTTTATCTCTTTCGGGATCTGAAACAATCCAACTTTCAAAAGCGTAGATATCATTACGAATATTCTTATCGTGGTTAATTGTGGCTCCGTTGTGTGAATTGTTTTTAAAGAAATTTTGCTGTAAATCTGAAACGGTTTCCTCTGTATAAAAGACCATTGATGGCTCTCCGTTTATATTCTTGCGTGGGATTAAAATATTAGGACGCATTGCCACTGAATAAATCACTTGCTTTTCATCGTCTGCAAACTCTAAAAGTTTATTTTCGTCGTCGAACATTACCAACGTTGCACCAATAGCAGGACTTTCAACTGTACTCATTCTGAACACCCCTGTTTCTCCTTTCGTATATTTCAATTCGTATCTTTTCATATAAATACAACGACAAAAAGCCTATACTAAATTAATAGTATAGGCTGTATTTTGTCTAAATTTAAAGGTTTTCACGTTGCTAATTTTTGGTAACGTGCATCTTCACACGTTTATTTGCAACAAATATAAGTAATTATTTAATACTAATTACAAAATAATAGGAAATTCTTCTTTTGTATCATCAAATTTTAAAAGTTTTAATTCCTTTTTCAATCTATAAGCGTTCCAAGTTTTTATAATGTAGGCATATTTTAAATTAGTTGAACTTTTTTTATTTGAAATTTTATCTTTAATTAAAAAATCCAGTAACAAATCAATAACTATAACATCATTATGTTTGATGCCGCAAAGCCTCTCAAAGAAGTCGATAGCTTCGTTTTCGTTTTTATCAGAAAACATTAATAAAAAAGAACCTATGTTTGTAACTGACATTACACGATTCAATTTATTAGAAAATTTTTGAGCTAATTTTGTGTTTTCATTAAATCGGTTTGGGTTTTCATTGTATTTTTTTAACAATCCTGAGTTTGACAAATCTAAAATTTCCCTTGCTGTTGTTTTATAAAATCTGCTTTCGGAAAAGCTAATATACTCTTTAACAATAGTAGATGTTTGAGCATAATTAGGAATTTCGCTTAAAGCAAAAACATCACTTGCCCCTCTATTTTTACCCGTGTCTAAAACATCAAAAACATTTTCTTCAATATCATAAATTACTAGCATATTGAATTTTTTATCAGATTGCAATATAGCACTTAATCGATGTTGCCCATCAATTAAAAAACCTTTTTTACAAAATTTAATTCCTTCGCCAGTGTTTTTCCTCCAATTTCCTCTTTTCATTTCTAGCGCATAGTTGTCTACAATTACTTGTCTAAGAGGTCTGTTTTTTTTGTTTAAAGATAAATAATTAATAGCTTCCTCTTTTCCAATCAATTCAATTCTTGTTTTAATGATATTATATAAATTAAAAAAGACCCAATAGAACCGAGTCGGCAGTTCTAAAGAGTCTTGTTAATGAGATTAGGTGTTGACTTCCGACTTTCAACTATGCAAATATAATTAAAAATAATTAAAACGTGTTCTTTTTTACTAAAACTTTCACATTATTTTGAGCGTTCGATATGTCACTCTCGGCCACATAGACTTTTAGCGGTGGTTGCTCGGTTGCTTTCAACGCTACCGACTGCCCAATTTGGTTCTCGGCCGTATTGTTGAAAGCTACAGTTGGTGGTGCGCTCGCTGCTGTTGTACTTCCAAATGATGGCGCATTACCTACAGACCCACCCCCTAATTCTTTCAAACCTCTGGCTGTTGCTGCTATAATAGATGCTGCCCCAAGCGAACCACTCGCTATGTCAATAGGGACTTTAGGCAATCCAGCTCCAAATGGAACAGCGATATCTGCACTTACCGCTTTTTGTGTATTGATTACAACCTCAGCCAAACCAACTGCATTACTAGCTAGTAATGATGCTTTTTGTGCTTTCTTAGACTTGCCAAATATTTGTCCGAATAAATTAACAGCCTGATTTGCTAGGCTTAATTTAGCGTTTTGAATAACCTCCTCTTGCTGAAAAATAACCTCCTCCCGTCTTTTCTTTTCCTCGGCAGCGTTGTTTGCTATATCGCTTTCTGTTTTTGCTTTGTCGGCTTGCGCTTGCAAACCATCATTATATTCCTTTTCCTTATCTTCTTTTTCTTTTTGCTTTTTGTTAAACTCTATTTCTGCCTGAGCCTCCTCAAATTCATTGGCTCTTTTAATATAGTATTCTTTTTCTTTTATAGCATCTTCTTTCGCTTTTTCAGATGCTTTTTTTGCCTCCTCTTGTGCCTTTTCTCTACGCTCTTTTGCTTTTTCAGCCGCCCTGTCATCTGCTTGCTTCTTTTCGGAAGCCATTTCGATTTCGTGATTAATAGCGATTTTTTTTCTTTCGGTCAAACTATCGTTGTAGTTTTCATTTGCTTTTTTGAAAGCCTCCCAAGCTTTTTCAGTTGTTTTCTTTTGTGAATCAGTAGCATCTTCTAACCCTGAAATTCGACTAGCTTCAATAAATATCGATTGCAGTTTTACCGCATTCAATCGCTTTTCTGCAACCTCCTGATTAATT